TAGCAGTTACCGTCTCTTCGCCTAGTACGCTAGTGCCTTGAATGCCCGTAACCGAAACATCTGCGTTAGCGGCGACACTGACCGTACCTTCTACACCAGTGGCTTCTAAGCCAGTAACAAAGGCGTTAGCGTCAGCGGTTACAGTCTCTTCGCCTAATACGCTAGTGCCTTGAATGCCAGTAACCGAAACAATCGAATCAGCGGTGGCTATAACAGAGTTTAGTAGCCCTGTGCCTTGGACACCCGTTACGGGAACGATCTTACCAATTTTGGCTATTACCGTGCCTAACTGGGCAGCAGCTTGAACACCCGTAACATTAACAACTGCTCCAGCATCGACCGTAACTGAGCCTGCAAGGGCTGTAGCGGCATTACCAAGTACTAGCCCGCTCTTATCCCCCTCAACCTCGACATTACCAAGCGTGAAAACAGCCTGTACACCTGTAACAAAGACGTTAGCGTCGGCGGTGGTTGTGACCGTACCGACTGCGCCTGTAGCCTGAACACCTGTAGTTAAAGCGTCCGCACCCGCCGTAACGGTCTCGCTGCCTAGGGCTGTAGTACCGACAACACCCGTAGCGTTTGCGAGAACCCCGGTGCCGGTTGATGTTGTTACACTGCCAACTGCACTTGTGGCAGAAACCCCAGTAACATTTACATCGACAGGGAAATCGGTTACTACGGTGACTGAGTTAGTAGCGCCGGTAGCAGAAACACCGGTAACCGGNGCGTTAATGCCTATACCGACAGTCTCGTTTCCAAGAGCCGCAGTTGCAGAAACACCAGACACGTTTGTAGAAACGTTCTTGCTAATACTTACAGTTGCTGACCCTACCGCACCGGTGGCTTGGACACCGTTTGTACTACCCGTGCCAAAACTTAACTCACCCCAACCACTACGCCCCCACCCAGAATAGGGTACAACGACGTTAGAAGTAGTAGATACGGTTTCATTACCTACCGCACCCGCTGCGGATACTCCGGTTACTGGTGCATTTTGCCCAATAGCTAGGCCTACTGACCCAAGCGCCGTCGTACCTACAACATTAGTTACGGGCACACTTACATCGGTATTACCCTCCGCAGTGATGTCTAAATAGACCTCAAGGGTGCCTATGGTTGCACCCTGCCTACCTAGCGCAAACTGAAGAACAGCGGGGGTTATAACTATTTCAGGGCCGCGTAGCCAAAAATACCTGTTGAAAGACGAGGTAGTTTCTGCATAAACAAACCACGACCCAGAGTAAGCACCCAAGTTGCCTGTATTGCTAGAAGGTGTAGTTCCGGTGTCTCGGTTCCAACGCCCAGTAAGTGTTGAAGTTGTTACANNAGTCCAAGAGGTTACTGAACTATAAGCTGAGGTAGCTCCATTTGTACTAGTAGACGTTTGGTAACTGTCAACGCCCGCTTCAAACCCAGCAGTAGTTCCGCCAAGGGTAATAGCATCTAGTTGGAGGTCACCCGTAAAGCTAGTACCACTTAGATACTTAAATACAAGGCGCCCAGTAGAACCCGAATAGGTTGCAACAGCACTATTCAGGTTCTCTAATGACCACGACGCAGACTGCCCTGAGTACGTGGCTAGTACTGGCGTTAACCCAAGTGGCATTTACGTGCCTCTAGGCGATACGGATAATCGCGTTGCTCGCATCAGCAGCAGGGAACACAATAGTGAAGTCACCATTGGTTGACGTTTTATCCGAACCAAAATCTAAAACCGCAACAGCAGGGTTACCACCGCCAGACTTGTAGATCAAAGCTCCGCGAGCTGTAATAGTCGCTGAAGACCATGTAGTGTCCGAAAAGTCTAGGAACGCTGTAGTGCCGCTAGAAGTTGGCACTTGGGAAATAGTNAGNGTNTTNCCACCTGCTGAATACCCTGTGCCAGAAGCTTCGTTGGTTGTGCTATACGCCGTAGTAGTCGCACCTAGCGTAGCTGCTGAAGTGAACAAAGCGATCTTGAACACGTCTGCTGTGCCTGAACTGAAATCAAAGTCTCCACCAAGGATTTGAACTTTGAATGATGTTGCCATAGCTTGTGTAATAGCCATTTTTCTTTCCTCTTAAATTAGGCTTTATCTCTAATGATAAGCCCTGTCCTATAGGCATCGGTGACTTCTTTTGCTTCGCCGAAGTTCTTCAAAGATGTTACGGCTTCCACAAAACGTTTCTCATACTCTTGCATGACATCTGCTTCACCTTTCATGTAGGTGTAGGCTTCAATCAAACAACCGTATAAAAGAGCTACTTCCGCATTTGTACTTAACCAAGTAGTGCTACTTCCCGACCCCGAAGTTAAACTAGCGGGCCTGTAAAAGTAATGAAGCTCCACCGCGTACGAAGAATCGGGCGTCGGGCCTATCAAAAAACTACTAACGTCAAAATATGCGTAGTAACGCGGCGCGCCCGTAGTGGTCGCATCCGGATTAAACTCTTGGACAAAGTTAACATCTTTGTACTCAAGAAAATCTTTATTTCCGTCACCGTCCGTGTATGACAACGAAAACGGTGCTAAGAAATCACTGGGTGCCGCAAGATATTGATTACTTGCCGTCGTGTTACCCGTGACGTTTTTACGAAAAAGCGTAAGCTGAACGTTCTTTAAAATACGCTCTTCGGCCACGCGTATAAAAAGCGGCAGGTTATTTACAAAACTTGTTTCTTGGTTTTGCGTGTAATCCTGTATTGCCGTTTTTAATTGATCGTAAGTAAAACTCATGTAATTACCACCGTCACGCCACCTACTTGGCAAAAACCTGTAACCGGTTTTAAGTTTGGCGCTTCTACTAAAGGAACGCCTACGTACACATCTAACGGCTCTACCCTATCCGGGCGAGCATCTTTTAAAGCCTGCGGGTCAATAACTTTCCGGCGAGGATTAAGTTGAGGCTGTTTAACTTCAAACTCATCCCTTCCGACCAGCATCCCGGTCCACTCTTTTTTCATGTCGTTAAGCTTGTAACGAAACCCGGAGCGGTCTGAAATGCCGTAGGCGTTTTTACCCGTAGCAAACTTTCCCATTACAGATTCCTAGAATACGCTAAGCTTGGAACAATATTAAACGAAGCTCTATCACGATCCTCGTCCATAGCGCGTTGCATTTCTTCTTCATACAACGCTTTAAGCAATTGAATGCGGTCCGGCGCTTTTTTAATGGCTATGTAATAAGCCAAACCTGCCGCTAGTGCCGGATAAAATCTAAACGGTATTTGCAACGTGTCTGTTGCAGAATCCGCATCGTCTAAACGAACTAAACGGTTATAAATAATTTGGTCAGTACTGTTGTCTGGGACAGGCCACAGCTTTAACACGGGGCTTATTAAGCGGTCCAAAAACCACTGTGACGACCTAGACTGCTGGGTTTTATTTGGGATGTTTATATAGTCATCCCTACTCAAGCGATCTATACCGTAGTCAGTCCCGTCGCGGCGAACAACTATAGACAAAATATCAATAGTGTCAGCGCCTACATTAATCTCGGAGACGCCCTGAGTTAGTGTGGTAGTGACCTGTTGAATGGTCCACTGGTTCAAACCACGATTAGCCCAATCCGCAAACAAAAGATTCATAGAGCGTTTGGCGGTTTTTAGATCGTACCCGGTACGCATCTCTTTACCGCAACGCTCAAACGCTTCTTCTATATAATCAGAAACGTCTAATTCAAAATCCTTTGATCCGGAAACAGCCATCATTTCTTCCTTTTTAGCGATGCTACACGCTTAGGTTTACCCGCCGGTTGCCCTTGCCGCTTCTTTTGCGCTACCCGGGACTTTTTCTCTGCCGCTGTCATTTCACCGGCGGTCTTAGGAGTTTTGCTCGAAACACGTTTTTTAGGGCGACAATACGGAGTTCCCCGTTTTTCGCCTTCTTTGCGTCCGCATGGTTTTCCCGTACGAACGTCTACCCACTCCTCCTTAAACCATCGTTTAAGGTCTGCGCCTTTCTTAGTCTTACGAACTGCCACGGGATGTATTCCCCCAGTTCTTAGCACCAACTTTACGGCACTTAGCTATCGCGCCAGAAGCGTAGGCAGAGGGGAAGACCTTGTAACGCGCCTTTACCTTACGGTAACAAGCGTCCTTACTGGTAGGACCGCCATCTTTAAAACCGGGGACTCCGCGGCCTTTCAACACGTCCGCACGAGTCACTTTCCCGTCTTTGTTCAGGTCCGGGAACTTTTCTTTCTTGATGGCGGCTCCGCCATCTGCATAGCCCGTAACTTTTAATCCGTTACGTACTTTTCCCATGCCTTTGCATTTAAGCATACTTACTTCATGCCTCGAACAGCACAACCGCCTTTAGCCATTTTAACTGGTCCGCCAACTTTCATGCCTTTTACAGCACAACCGCCTTTAGCCATTTTCTTAGGCTTAACTTCGCCGCCATACATCATACCCATGGCTTCCATTTTGCGAGGACTGCATTTCATAACCTTCTCCTAACCTAATACCATCATAACCACCGCGACTAATGTCGCAGAGAGTTGACTAGCAATACCGGCCAAAATCATCCAGTTCTTGTTCCGCAGATCACGTATATCATCTTCCATGTGGTCAAGATGATTGTTCTCAATGCGGTGCAAAATAGTTTCAACGACGGCCATCTGGCGCTTCACGTCGTTTACTTCCTTCTCTAAAGCCTCGTTACCTACCATTTCTTGCAACTCCAGTAACGTGCAGAGAACTTGTCTTTTGCCGTATCGCATTTATGACGTGCTCTAAAGCTTGCTCTTCTAGCGGGGACATCCTTTTTAATGGTCATATTAGGGTCCCCAAAACGGACAAGCTTTACTTCATCGCCTTTTTTGGCCAAGACGGCAAACTTCTTGCTACCGCCAGACGTTCTTTTAGGCTTGTTATAGCCGGAAAACGTCTCTCCTCTATAAGAAACTCTACCAGAAGGTGTTCTTTTAACAGCCGTTGTAGTGGCCATAAAACCCCCGAGTTAATTATAGAATATAGTTACAGCAGTTATATTGGTTAAAGCCGAGACATATATATCGGACACTCTTACGCCCTCATCAGGTATAAAAACCGAATCAGACGTGCTTGCTCCGAAATCTATGTCTATAGCCGTAGCGCCACCATTTCCTTGCGTTATGGTAAGCCTTCCCGCCCCGGCACCCGTGGTTACTTGAAACCCACGGACACGAGCGGGACCAACACCGACAGAGCCGGTGCCAGTTACTCTTTTTGCTAAAGTATCAGAACCCGACATATACGCTTCTCCTTAAAAGTAGCTTATGTAAGATTGTTATTCTGAAGATACACAACAGTAACCGTTCCAGCACCCGTGCCATCACCATTAGCCCCGGTGAAATCCGCAAGAACCTCTAGGTCAGTAGTGCCAACATTAGTGGCTTCTGCGTCCAATGTGCCGTGGGTTGTACCCAAAGTTTTGGCATCCACAGTGGCTAGGAAAGCATCGGCATCTGCGGCGGTACCTACCGATACGGTAGCCGTACCAGTGTCAGTATTAGCAGTGGTGACGTTTAAGATAACGTCGATTATTTGAGAGTTTGCAGGGACTATGGCAACTCTTTGGTTTAAAGCACTGGCACCGGTAATATCTACGATAATAGACTGGGCCATTGTTACAAAACCAGTGTTAGCTACGTTTGTGCCAACCGTCGTACCAATAGTGTTGCGAATTGTACCGGCCTTAATAGGACCAGAAAAAGTAGTAGTCGCCATGAAGATCTCCTGTCGTGGCTAGTGTCAGCCGCGGGATGCGACTGTCAGGGACATTTGTAAGATACGATAAAAAAAGGGGCAGCACAAGCCACCCCTTTTCCACACAAGACCTAAATCTTATGAACCGCTACCGTACACAGCACGCCAATCTGAGACGCCGAAGCTGTAACGCTCACGGGCCTTGAATCGCATGTTGCCAGTATCGAAGTCGCCTTCCATCGCAGTCTTAAGCGGAGTTCTGTTGAACATCTTAAAACCGTTAGGAGCATCAGTCTTGATGAAGAAGTTGTCTGGGTCTGTCAGGAAGTGGTTAACCACCGCACCGTCAGGAATCATACCCATAGACTTAGTCGCATTGATGTCGTTATCGGCAGTGCCGGGACGCAGGTTAGAGTTGATTACTCGCTCTGCAATGAATTGCAGCTCTTTAGGAATAATCATCTTCATGCCACGTACGGCAATCTTAAGACCACGCTCATCTGTCAGACCCGCGATGTTAATGAGCATTTGCTCAAGAGACGTCTCGTTAAGGTCTGCTGGCACAGCCAAAAGATTTGACTGGTTACCAGATAAAGATGGGTGTGACGCAGAACAAAGAGCAGCGCCGTCACCGACAGGTGCCGCAGCATTGAACGCGTTGTTTAACACAGAGGCAGCTTTAATTTGCTTAGTCTGTGACATAGAACGAGCAAGAGCACGAGTGTAACGAGCTGCAAGACGATCGTAAAGATTGTCCTCAACCGCTTCCTCAGTGATACTGAATGCCAAGGCAATGGTCTCGTGAGTGTAACGTGCAGTAAATGTTTCCTGCGCGTCATCAAACGAGATAGAACCACCCTCTGACTT